AGAAGCAGAAGGAGAAGCAGATGCAGAAGCAGATGCAGTTAACAACTGATGTCAACAACTCTCCACTCGCTGCGCTCGCTGAGTCTGTCTATTCGGTCTACCCCAAGAAGGTTGGTCGTGGGGCAGCACTCAAAGCCATCGAGAAAGCCATCCTCAAGGTGGAGCGGGTCGAGAAGTGCCAAGAGGGAGACGCTGCCGCCTTCCTCCGCAGCAAGGCCGAAGAGTACGCACGCGCACGCGAGTCGGCAGACCCGAAGTACACGCCCCACGCAGCGACGTGGTTCAACCAAGAACGCTACCTCGATGATCCAGCGGAATGGTCACCGAAGTCAAACAGCAGAGTCCGCGAGCAGAATGAACGTCCCGAAACCATCAACGTCCCAATCGTCTAAAACTTATGAGCATGGAAAATGAAATTGCAGAACTACTAGCACGCATCCACGTCGTCCCCGACGCGGAAGCGGACGCACGCGTCGAGGCACAGCAGAAGGCTTCACGCCGAACGCGCAGCAAGGAGATCATGATCGCGAGTGGCGCACCGCTGCGTCACCTCAAGGCGCAACTGAACGATGTCAGCATCTGGTCGCAGAAGCTCGACATGCTGAAGAAACGGATTGGCACTGGCACACTCAGCCTCCTCATCGGAGGTCGTGGAACTGGCAAGACGCAGATCGCAGTCGAACTGATGAAGCACGCTGCCGATATGAATCTCCAGCCGCTGTACTGCACTGGTACGAGCATCGGCCTCGACTTGCGTGAATCGTTCAAGAAGGACTCGCGTGTCTCAGAGAAGGACATCATCGCGAAGTACATGCATCCACGTCTGCTCGTCGTTGACGAGTGGGGCAAGGCCAAGGAGTCGGACTACATGACCTCCATCTTCTTCGAGATCCTCGACCGTCGCTACGCGCAGATGCGCGACACGATCATGGTCTCCAACCACACCGGGAAGGACGCGTTGAGCGAACTCGGTGCGTCACTGCTCTCGCGTGTGCAGGAGTGTGGTCTGGTCGTCGAACTGACCAATTCGTCGTTCCGCGAGGGAGGTGTCCTGTGACCGACGCAAATCATCCCGACGCAGAGGCAGCGGTGAAGATCGTCTCGGACATGACTGGCTACTCCCGCGATCGGATGTTCGACGGCACGCGCCGGATGGAGGTTGTGATACAACGGTGGATGGTGTGGTGCGTTTTGTTCTACTTCTACAAATGGAGCTACAGTCGCATCGGTCGTGCGTTCGGTTACGATCACGCCACGATCATGTCGGGACTGAAGAAGCTGAGTGACCTGTACGACTCCGACAAGCTGTATCGCGCAAAGATCACAAGCATCCTGCGACGCGCAGCGAAGAACTTCTACAGCGAGGAGGAAAGCCAGTGACACCGAACGGAACAGAGACTTTGATGACGAACCGAAACCGTCCGATGGTCTGCGCAGACCAATCTGGACGCGTGTATGTTTCCGACACGACACTCGTCGGTCTGCTTCTCGCCTTGGGCTTTGACCCAGTGTCGGACGTTCCTACTGTCACAGTAGAGGGACGGTCTTGGTGGTGTTACACTGGTCGCAATGCCGAAGGGGTCATGCACACGTTCGAGGGGTACTACCTTCCACACACTGGAGATTCCGGCTTCAACCTAGTCCGACGCGCAGCGGAGTGCGCACGCACGTTCGCGCACCTTGCGAAGTGCGGAAGCGGAGTCAACGCGGAAAGGGGGAAGTCGTGATGACCACGAACTTGAACCTGTCCGGAGTGGAACTGGAGTTCTCCCACGACCGCAGCTACCACCACGCGACACTGCTGGTGGATGGAGTTGAGGTGTTGTTCCAGAACCTGCGACTGCCCTGCGGTCAGATCCTGAACATGGAGCAGGTGCTGCTGTGCATCCGCAACAAGAACGTCGCGCACAGAAGGAGGTCTCTGTGAGCGTCAAGGAACACATGGACGAGTACCGATACATCTACCAAGAGCGGCTGGGCATCATCTGTGGCGATGCGACTCCGACAGCACAGCAGAGTCGTCAGGCAGGGATCGAGGCACGTGAACACATGGATCGGTTGATGAAAGGAAAACAACATGAGCAGGTATCCAAGCTACGGTGGTAAGGGTGACGCTGCGAGGAACAACACCTCGCAGCAATGGAGAGACAACTACGACAGCATGACGGTCAGCGTGGACTACGCAGCAGCCAACTGCGCAGACAAGGACGGCTACGTGTGGTACGAGGGAGACCACGGTCGTGCTGGCTACAGCTTGAGTGATGACGGCACGTGCGGGTTCTGGGGCAAGACGCACTTCAAGACCGGGATCAGGAACAGCCGGATTCGCAAGCAGATGACCAGTGGAGGACACACCATCCGTCTGCTGGACAAGCAAGGTGAGGTCGTTGCGTGAAGCACTGCACGCACGTCGTGACGCGCAACGTGCCGCCACACCGCGTGAGACCATGCGGACTACCCGCAGTTGCCGTCACACCGGAAGGCTCACCTTGTGGTGCAGGAGTGTTCCTCTGTAGACTCCACCAGTTACGCCATGACAAAGTAGCAAAGCACTACAACGAACCAGCTTCAGTCAGCCTCAACTAGCACCACTCCGCAGCACGCAGCCAGCGTCTGCGGAGTTTCGTTCTAATAGGAGACTTAAGAGAACTAGGAGACTCAAGAGACTCAAGAGAACTAGGAGACTCAAGAGACTTAAGAGAGTCAGGAGAATCAAGAGACCACCTGTTGGCATCCTGTGGGCATCATTATCTGGCAAGACTGTGGTACTGTCGTACATTGCCGGGAACAGATGGCAACACGCGGCAAGAAATTAAAAGATCGTGATCCTGAGAAGTACGAGCGTGTGGCTGCTGCTCTGAAGCAGGGTAAGCCCATCCGCATGGTAGCTGTGCAGGAAGACCTCAGTCACTCCACGGTGCAGACGGTTCGCTTCGACATCACAAAGGATCTGCCGCAGTTCAAGCGAGAGTTGGCTGGCAAGTACACGAACGCACTGAGTGGTCTGGTTGATAAGTTGATTGAGGAGACGAAGACAGCGAAGGGAGTGAAGGACATATCCATCGCAGTGGGGATCGTGCATGACAAACTCTCGTTGCTGGCGGGTGAAGCCACCCAGATCACGCGAGTCGAGCACATCGATCTCCCCAGCACTGAAGACATTCTCGCAGCACTTCCTGCTGCAAAAGTACTGCAAGTGATCGACGTACCCGCTGAAAGCCCAACAAAAACGGATGAAGGCAAAGGTTCAGCTAACCTGTGTCCCGGCTCTGAGCCGGATGACAAGAGGGGTGGGGGGGATGTCGAGCGCGACGCGAGCGAACGCACGATGGATTGAACCTGAAAAAATTTTTCCACAAACAAATGCCCAAAACTCCCCTCATCATCCTCCTCCTCCTCCTGCCAGTTTCAGCCCTGTGGCTGGCGATGCTGCTGGCGTGCGACACGGTGCGTCTAGTGTGGAGGTTGTCGCGATGACTGCGCTCGACTTTGCCGCAGCCGTTGCCGTTGTCCTAGCCCTTGCGCTTTTTGTCGAGTGCGTGAGGAGGGGCGAATGAGCCAGTTCACGTTCTCATACGTTCAAGTCCCGACGTTGCCGGGAAGCTACCCACTGAGCGTGACCATATCGACCAAGTCGGAGTCGCTATCGGAGGTGCTGGAGGTCTTCCAGCAGTTCCTGAGTGGCTGCGGTTTCCACTTTGAGGAGGGTGCGGTCATCGATGTCGTGCCGCAGGACAAGGTCAATTAGATGTCAAAGTCCAAAACAAAACCACAATCGGTGCGTGTGCGCATGTTGCGCTATCTCGGCAGTCGCGAGGGAGGTCTGAAGAATGGCATTACCCGCCTGCGTCTGGCGAAGCACGTCCACAAAATGAAGGAGATCGAAGGATGATGGAGCGGGAAGCTGTGCTGGAAGAGGCGTTGCGCGTGTCTGGCGAGAGTCGTCAGCGTGACTACGGTCACCCACTGGTGAACCACGAACGCATTGCGGACGTGTGGAACGTCGTGCTTGGCCCACTGCTGAAGGAGGGATGCAAGGTGTCACCGGAGCAGGTCGTTTGGTGCATGGTCGGCGTGAAGCTCGCTCGCGAGGTCAACACTCCGAAGCGTGACAATGCTGTGGACGTGTGCGGCTACATGAACTGCCTCGACCTCATCTCTCAGGAGAGGGAGAAGCCATGCGCGTAAAGGTGTCGAAGACCAACTCTGTGGAGTGCGTGTCGAAACGCATAGAGCAAGAGCTTCGCGCATACAATCGTGACAAGCGGGTTAACTCGATTAGCCACATTGCAAACAACATCCAGCCACCTACCTGCGGCTGGGCCAAGAACCCGTGGTTGGTAGAAAAGATCCGCAGTCAGGTAGGAACAGGAGAGTGAATGTCCAAGCACATATCGGAACAGTTTGAGATCCCGGCAGTGGAGATGCTGGGGAGGCATCGCGAGGACAACCACCTCGAAGAGCCGTTCACCGACGCGGACTTTGCCATCGGTGAGAGGCTGGCCGAGGTTGTTGGGGACTCGTTCATCAACTGCGAACTCGTCGCGCCAGTGACGCAATGGTCGTGCATCGTGCGTGCGCTGCGACACCACGGGATGCTGGTGGTCAACGACAAGGCTCGATGAGCAAGCGCACCAAGCCGTTCGCAGCCACACGTGCCTCCACGAAGCATCTGGAGGCAGAGGGCTGGACGGTTGCGTGCGTCGAAACCCGGATCCCACACACGTTCATCACTCGCGACCTGTGGAACTTCGCAGACCTCATCTGCATGTCCCCGTCACGCGGTATCATGCTCGTTCAGGTGACTGGTGGAACGGGGATGAGCAATTTCAACGCACGCGTTGCGAAGGTGCGTGCGGAGGCGAGGGCAGGTCTGTGGCTTGCCTCGGGCGGGAGGATTCAAGTCCACACATGGAACACTCAGAAGGGAACGAAGGAACGCAAGCTAACCATACTGGAGATCACAACCATTGAAGCCGAAGAAAAACTACCCAACCCAGCCAAGTCTTCCGGACGAAGAAAAGCGATCGTCTGCCCAACCGACGACGGTTGCTGAGACCGTCGAGGAGTGGAAGGTGTGGAGGATCATCGGGCCGAACAAGGTCGGCGCATCCACGCCTGACGGTGTGATGCGACCGATCCTTGTCCGCAACTCGCGTGCCTACAGGCTGGGCAGCGTCATCGAGGTTGCCGGAAGTGCTGAGACCGGATTCCGCGAGGTCAACGCACCGAGGGTGAAGCGGGTGATATCGGAGTGATGGACGACACCGTCATCATCGACGAGCGTGCTGCGCGTTTGGAGGGCGAGAAACGTCATGCCGCGCACGCCAGCAGTGGGACGCAGCGTTTTTACCGGGACGCAGCGCACGAAGACACGCTTGGTGTGACTGCGGAGCTTGCGTTCGCGAAGTGGGCTGGCCTGAAGGCAGACTTGGAGGTCAAGCCGCATGGCGATGGCGGGAAGGACTTCGAGGTCAACGTCGGAGGCAGGACGATAACCATCGACGTGAAGGCATCCCGCGCACCCATCAACCTGTTCCTGAAGGAAAGGGACGTGCATCACGCAGCCGACATCTTCGTCCTCGCCAAGGTCGAGGGTGATGAGGTGACGTTCATCGGCTGGGAACATCTTTCCATGATGCTGCTGTCCCCGAAAAAGGACTTCGGACGCGGCATCGTCAACCACTACCGACACCACTCCATGCTTCGCCCGATGTGGCAGTTGATGCCGATACTGAAACCCGCAAAGTGACGGCAATACCATTACATCCAACGCTCACGCCGACACGCGACGAGTTCCTCGCGTGGGTGCAGAAGCATGGCGAGGATCATGCGAGGAAGTTGCTGTCCGACCGCATCATCCTCATCGACAAGGCTCGTCGTGACCCGTACCGATTCGGTCAGGTGCTTCCGCAGTGGAGAGATGCCGCCAACCTGCTGGAGAAGTACGACCGCGTGATGGTCTCCGGTGGAAACCGTTCCTCGAAGACGCAGTTCGCTTCACGCGACCTCGTTGGCCGGATGGTGAAGAAGGACGGTGCGCGTGTCGCCGCGTTCTCGATGACGGCAGCGTCGTCGGTGCGCGACCAGCAGCCAGCGGTCTACAACTACCTGCCAGAGGAATGGAGGAAGCTGAAGAAGACCAAGTCCACCGACATCACCTACTCGCAGAAGAACGGCTTCACCGAGAACACGTTCATCACGCCGAACGGATCGCAGTGCTTCTTCTTCCACTACTCTCAGCAGTCGGACATCCTTGAGGGTGCGGAGTTCGACTACATCTGGTTTGATGAGTTGGTTCCATATTCGTGGGTTCAGACAGCAGCCTACCGTCTCATCACGCGCAAGGGGAAGATGCTGATCACCGCAACCCCGATCACCGGATGGACTCCGGTGGTCAACGAGTTCATTTCCGGCTGCAAGATCACCGCCACCATCCCGGCCACGCTGCTCGATCCGGCGATAGTCCACGTCAAGGGATGTCCCCCCGGTCATATGCCGTACACGGCAGAGTGCGTGCGCGACGACTCGGCGATCATATTCTTCCCGACTGAGATGAACCCGTTCCAGCCTGTCGGCGAGATGAAGCGTGTGCTTTCCGGGGAGACCCTCGCGCAGAAACGCATCCGCGCATACGGGTGGACTGAGAAGGGTCAGGCTGGGTACTTCGGCAAGTTCTCACGTGCGCACATCGTCAGTCACGACCGCATCCCCAAGGAGGGGACGAACTACATGGTCGTTGACCCTGCCGGATCGAGGATGTGGTTCGCTCTGTGGCTGCGCGTAACCCCGGATGGCACGCACTACATCTACCGGGAGTTTCCGAATCTTGGAGACTATGGTGAGTGGGCAACGCTGGGCGAAAAGCCCGAAGGCGAGATCGGCGAGGCTGCGCGTCCGCAGGGGTGGGGCATCACCGACTACACGCGCACGTTCGCGGAACTGGAGGCTGGCGAGGAGATATCGGAGCGTCTGATCGATCCGCGTGCCGGGGGAACGCCTGCGCAGACGCAGGACGGTGGAGAGACGCTCATCGACCTCTTGAGCTACGAGCCGCACGGCATGTCGTTCACTGCAGCGAGCGGCGTTCACGTGGAGCAGGGCATCTCCGCGATCAACGACCTGCTGAGTTACGACGTTGAAAGCCCGATCAGCACGGTCAACTCGCCAAAACTTTTCATCTCCGAAAGCTGCGGAAACCTGCTGCGCTCGATGCAGCACATCACCCCGGTCGGAGGAGACCGAAACCGATGGAAAGACCCAATCGACTGCCTGCGCTACTTGGTGATCCACGGTTGCACCTACGTAAACCCAAACCAATACGTCCCCAAAGGAGGGGGATACTGATATGGCTGAAAGCAACAGAACGATAGACGTGACCAACATTCCGCTCATGCTAAGTACCTCAAGAGTGTGTCAGTTAACGGGACTGACAGACGAGTACTTGTGCAAACTCGAAGAGTCCGGCCTAGTGAGTTCGTTTCAAAAACGCAAGCGAGCGCACAAGTACTGGAGGCGTGACGAAGTTCTCACGTTGCTGGGATTTGTCCCGATCACAAAATGACCGACGCAAAATCAGACCTCGACAACCTGAAGCATGAGTTTCAGGAGGCAGCGACGTTCCTCCAGACCTCCGTTGAGGTCGATGCAGCACTGAACGTGCGGCTGGCACGGTGGTCTGGTCAGTCCCCGGACGGCAAGAAGCATCAGGCCAACCTGCCGGATGATGAGACCGTGTTTCCCTTCGAGGGTGCGAGCGACACGCGTGCGTTGCTGGTGGATCAGGTCATATCCGACCTGACCGACCTGTGCGTGACCGCGTACAGTCGCGCCAACCTGCGCGTCGGCTCGACCGAGTTCTCCGACATGGGGAACGCTGCGGTCGCCGAGACGTTGATCACGTGGATTCGGAAGCGTGCGATGGCACAGCACCTCGCGGAGGCTGAGTTGTGCGCTTCGCACATGCTCACCTACGGCTACAGCTTTCTTCAGGTGTCGTGGGAGCAGGCACGCTCGCTGCGGTTGATGAAGTTGTCGATGGACGAGATCGTGCAGATGTCGCAGCAGTCCGATGGTGTTGCGTCCGAGCTTCCGGCACTCATCGCCAACGAGGACTCCGAGGACATGGTCGCGGAGATCCTGCTTGGCGTGTTCCCGTCGCTGAAGAAGAGCGAGTCGCTCGCTGCCGTGCGGTCTTTGCGCAAGGATGGGAACGCGGAGTTCCCCGTTCCATACGTCTGCAAGAACATGCCCGTCGTAACTGCGCTGAAGCCTTACGACGACATCGTTTTCCCCTCTGACACCATCGACATCCAGAGTGCGCGGATGGTGTTCCGACGCATGTGGATGACCGAGGAGATGCTCCGCTCAAAGGTCGCTGACGACGGTTGGGACGAGGGGTTCGTTGAACGCTGCCTAGAGAACGCGGTCGGATCAAGTTCCCTGTCCCAGACATCCAGCCTCGACGTGATCGGCAACAACTCACTCGCCGACGTTGAGAACCTCGTCGAAATCGTCTGGGCTTACGAACGTCGGTCGAACGACGAGGGCATCCCGGCGATCTACTACACAATCTTCTCGCCACACGTCGATGGACTGGCGAAGAACGCACTGCTGGACTACGCGCACAACGAATATCCGTTCGTGCCGTTCCTGAACGAGCGCATCTCCAGACGTGTGGCAGACTCTCGCGGTGTCCCGCATATTCTTAGCACTTGGCAGAACGAGGTCAAAGCGCAGCGTGACTCGATCCACGACTACACGTCGTTGTCAACGCTGCCACCGTTCCAGTTCCTGAAGCGCAACGGTGCGCCGAAGCAGTTGGGTGCTGGTCAGGGTGTCCCGGTCACCAAGATCGGCGACATCGCTTTCATGCAGCCTCCTGCGCGTGACCCAAACGCGGCGTTCTCCGTGATCCGGGGCATCGAGAAGGCAACGAACAACTACTTCGGCCTGCCAGATCCTGAGATCCCACCCAGTGCGACGCAGATGAAGGCGCAGCGTCGCATGAACAACTGGCTGGCATCGTGGAACGAGGTCTACAGGCAGGTCTTGTCGCTTTGCGTCCAGTACCTTCCGGAGGAGGAGATACAGCGCATCACGAACACCCAAGCTGTGCTTGGCGGCGACGTGGAGAAGTACGACATCACGCTCAGTTTCAACGTGCAGGAACTGGACTCAGACCTTGCCATGAAACGTCTGGAGACGATCCTGAAGGTCATCGTTCCGCTCGACGTGACTGGTCGTCTCGACAGGTCAAATCTGGTGGAGTTCCTTACCAACGTCGTTGCCCCGGAATACGCGCAGAAACTGCTGGTCGATCAACCGACCGCGTCGCAACAACTTTACAACACCGTGAAGAGCGACCTCGCGCAGATGATGCTTGGTTTCGAGGCACAACTCACCGACGCGTCCAACGACCCGTCCGCTCCCACAAAACTTCAGTACGCACAGCAGATCTCATCGGGCAACCCGTTCGTCGCGCAGACGGTGCAGTCGAACGAGCAGGTCGCGAAACTGTTCGAGACCTACTTGAAGAACTTGCAGATGGGCGTTGCCCAGCAGCAGAACAAGCAGATCGGTCGATATGGTGTTGACCCGAATCAATCTGCCCAAGGGGCATGAGGATCATCACCTCTGATCAGGTCTCCGAGGTTCTGTCGAAAGCAGGCATCCCAAGGTCGCAGCAGTACCTTGCTGACAGTGACTACGTGATGATGACCGAGGAGTGCGTCGTGGGCCTTGGTCGAAGGTTCAAGAGTTTTCTGTGGAAAGCGCACATCGACCAGTGGCGTGAGGAGAGCGGAGATTGCGACGACTTCTCGCTCCTTGCGGAAGTGCTGGCAAAGCTGGATCACCGACGCTACGACGGTGACAACGTCCCAGCCGCATTGTGCTTTGGGAGGGCTTGGTTCATCGGCAACGAAGGTGGTCACAGCGTGAATTTCGCAATACACGAACGCGACAACGAAGAGCTTTATTTATGCCTCTACGAACCACAGATCACGCCAAACCCGAAAAACACCTTTGGAGAACCGGAGGTCTGCCTAGCGCAGTATCCTTCGTCCAATGTGCAACTCTGGCTGTTTGCCTCCTGCTGACCGGATGCAAAACCTCCAACGTCCAATGGGAGAGTGTGCCGCTTGAGTACGAGGGCCGTAACCGCATCGATGCTGGCAGTGCTTGCCATGCTGGCAGCGTGGTCGGCTGCGTCGATCTACACGGTGACGGTCGGCTGGGACAAGTACCCCGATGAGGTTGCAGGTTTCAACCTGTACGCAGGAACGAACAGCAGGTCATACCACCGTGTTGTTTTCGTCCCCGGCTGGACAAACACCTCCGAAAGCATCGATGTCGAGCGGAACATGGTCTACTACTTTGCCGTCACCGCAACGAACGGTGGACTCGAGTCCGCGTTCAGCGATGAGTTGGTGTTCAGAGTTCCGCCGGATGCCCCCACGGTCAGCGGTCACCGTGTCGTCCTTCTCATCCCACTGGTCGAGTCTTCGGTGAACATGGTGAATTGGAGACCCTACGAGATGAAGCCGACCGTCGTCATCGCGACGAACGATGCCGAGGTGTTCCGGTCGGTTGGGCTGAAGATCAAGGAGGAGTTGCAGCAATGACAGACCAAGAGTTGATGCCGTGGATGTTCGAGTCGTCTCCGATCTACGACTCCATCATGTCTGAGTTGGCCGCGATGCTGGAGGACGAGATGTCCCGAGCCGTCGATGTCACGCACACACCGGAGACACGCGCACACGCGTGCGGCAGAACTTCGGCGGTGATGGAGATCCTGACCACCTTCAAGGAGCGCAGGGAGTTTGCCGTCGCAAGGCGTGAGAATGCCTGAGTCCCCGAATGTGCGGCTGACACCATTGTCTGGCCGGGAAAAACTGCTAGTCGTTCCGCACACGCAATGCGTGTTCACTTAGCCGAATAGCTATGCCAAAAGAATCCGCTGCCTCTGTGCCGCAGCAAGAAAAACCCGCACTGTTCAAAAAGCAGAACGTCACCGTTGACGACATTGCTCGTCACTTTTCGTCGCTCGAAAGCGATGCCCCCGAAGCGAAGGCAGAAGGTGGTGCGGAAGAAACCGACACCACCGACGAAGTCGTCGCGGAAGGAACTCAGGAGGTTGATGACGCGGCAAAAGCTGCGGAGGAGACACCTGAAACCGAGACCACTCCCGAAGAGGAGAGTCCGGACAACAGCACCGAGGAGGAAACTCCCGAAGCTGAAGCTGAGACGACAGAGGACGATCCGGCAAAACTTGAGTACCCGAAGTTCAAAGCTAGGGTGGACAAGTTGACGGCACAGAAAAAGGAACTGGAAGCGAAGGTTGCGGAGCTTGAAGCCCAGCAGCAGTCGATGCCAGAAGCACCACCTGTTGCCTCGCCGAGTTCAAATCCTTTCTCAAATCTCAACACGTTGGAGGCAGTCAGGGCAGAGGGTCAGAAGGCAGAGGAGATCATCCAGTGGGCGATCGAGAATGCCGAAGGCGCAGTGGTCAAGGGCAAGGACGGTGAGGAGACTGAGTACACGTCTGAAGAGGTCGCGAAAATCCGCTACCGAGCAGAGCGTGCCATCCGAACCGACCTGCCGCTCCAGTGGGAATACGTTCAGCAACGCCAGCGGTTCGACGCGGTTGCGGAGCAGGAGTTCCCATGGCTCAAGGACAAGAAGTCCAAAGAGTACGGAGAAGCGCAACAACTGATCCAGTACTTCCCTGAACTGACACGGTTTCCTGCGTATCGCATCGCGGTCGGTGACCTCATCGAGGGTCGCAAGCTGCGCGAGGCGAAGGAACGGTCGAAGCAGAAGTCGGCAACGCCGAAGTCCGCTCCGAAGATCGTGTCAAAGCCAGTGGCTGCGCCGAAGAAGGTCGCAACCATCGACGTGAAAGCTGATGCCAGAAAGCGGGTGATGATGTCCGGAGGATCTGAGCGGGAGTTGGCAAAATACTTCAGTCTATAAAAGGAAAAACATATGGCATTCTTACTTGAGGCATCCGCCTCCAACGTCGGCAAGCGTGAAGACCTTTCCGACCTCATCTCAATCGCTGACGCGAGCGCGACGGTGTTCAGCACCATGATCCCGAAGGGCAAGGAACTGGGCGCACGCATGTTCGAGTGGCAGTGCGACGCTTATGATGCCGCCAGCACCACATCAACCGTTGACGGTTCGGACATCAACCCCGCGACCGACCCGGACGACCACAAGGCGAACGCTGCGCGTTTCACGAACATGGGCCATTACTGGCGCAAGTCGTTCCGCGTTTCACCGCTCGCGCA